GGCATACGTCCAGGTCTCGCCTGCGAGTATCCAGCCATAGTTACCGTCCCCAGAGAAATCGCCTGCAATCTTAATGCTCCCCCGCACGTCCAGCAGGCCGGGGAACGCCTTGACAATCCGCTCATAGGCGTTTATTTGTGATTGCAGTCTGGCTATGTCAATCTTCGCCTGTTCCAGGCTGTAGTCTGTCATATCATCAGCTCTTTCCGGACCGCCTGGATCGCGTCCTCAACCGATTCGCAGTCCTCTTCCCAGATGATCACCGGTTCCGCCCAATGTCCCCGCATTTTGCTTACCAGTTCCGCCATCTTTAGTTCATCCTCTGCCGCCTGCTTGCCCGTATGCCAGTATCGCCCATGGACGAAAAGGGGGGTAAACAGCGGGATGGTGTAGACCAGAAAATCAACCGCCTGGCTGCCCCGCGTTCCGGGTATTCCTACCCAGTATTGGTAGGCATAAGCAAAACCCAGTCTGTTCAATGCCTCGGCAATATAATACTCATTGATTGAATCCGGTGTTTGCCCCAGGATCAGGCCGTCGCTCATGCTTACACCTCATACATGCTGAACGATGCTACCTGGGAGATCTCCCGCCTGCTCTGGCCTTTCGTGGGCTCAAGCTCAAGGCGCAGGATTTTCAGGCTGGCCGGGTCAATGAATACCTTTTTGTTGTCATAGTAATCCACCGCATGTCGTAATGTCAGCGGTGCAGGGGTCAGGTCACTGTTTGCCCAGGTGTCCAGCTGGGTCATCATGCCGGTCTGTGTGTCTGGCTTCTCCCGCAGGTCTTTGTCGGGGTCAATCAAAACGGTGGCGTGCCAGCCTTTCTTCGGCTCCACCCGGATCACACCCTTTACCACGGCCGCCACGATCCTGGGGGTAATGCCGGCGTCTGCGGTGTGCAGGGTAAAACGTAACTTGATCCGGTAGCCGGTCACGTTGTATGAGCTGGACAGGTCCAGTTCTTCAATGGGGGACGTGTCAATATAGCCGGCGTGTGTCCAGGTTGTGTCATCATCCACCTTGTATTCCACCTTGATGATCTGGTTGGTTGTCGCCGCCCCGCTCAGGTTCTCTGTGTGCAGCTTGACCGAGTGCCAGTATTTAACCACATCCTTCAGGTTCCCGTAGATCCAGGCGGTTTCCAGCTGGCAAAGGTCGGCATATTGATATTGGCTCGCCTTTCGTGGGTTGATCGCTATCGGTATAAAAGCGATTTCTCCGTCAACATCAAACCATAATCGCCCTACATCTCCGCCTGGGATTTGTTCAATAAGCATATCGTTGACGCGCACACTTGGTTCGTCAACCACCCGGTAAGCAAAAGGAGCGGCCTGTCCGGTTGATTCTGCCGTCCCATCAGCAATTACCCGTGTTGCTCTCCAGATTTCATGGAACCCATACCCGCTGTTGCATAAAATAGAGGGGGTATTCCCGTCCGTGTACAACATGACATAATACCTGCCTGGAAACGGAAGCAATTTTTTAATTACCCCTTGCCTGTTTTCCGGCAACCCCTCGCCTCGATCCGGGCCGACATCGGTCAGCCGGCGGTCATAAAACTGTTCCAGCTTCTCGCCCATATTGAAGTAGAGATAAACGCCGTACAGCATCGCCGCCGTTCCGTTGTACTCGGATCGAAAAGCCGGCATTTCACCGATTGGGATTGCAGCATAAATATCGTTCTGGATGCTGCCGATTGAATCTTCTTTGAGAACATAAGGGATCAGTGGATCGCCGTAAGCAACCAGTTTATTTATTCTGCTCGTGTCATCCCCTGGGTTTATTGCGTCGCCAAAGGTGTGGCCGGTTCCCCAGGCCATAACGTCAGCGGATTTGATTTCATTGGCGTCCGCCAGGGCTTTCCACAGCTTCAGCGTCCCTTCGGTATTGGCGATTGCCAGCAGCAGGTCCGCTTTGTTTGTGCCGTCGTCCGCATAAACCACGGTCCACGCGCCGGCGTTATTGTATTCCCGCATCTTCCGGATATTGATCGCTGATCCTTGTGCGAACACAACGTAATCTTTTACGATTTCAATGCCTGTTACGCTTCCGGTTAACCCGTGTCCGATGATTTGTACCCACTGAACAGACCCAACAATTACCCATGAGGTTGCGATTGTATGCGTAGTCTTCCAGGGTTTGTCCACTGTGATCACATCATTGGTACCGGTTGTGGTATTGCTGATGATCCTCCGCCACGGCTGGGCTTCTTCGCTGCCTGGACCGTCAATAATCAAAACCACACACCCGGCAAGGTTGGCTCCTGTCAAACTCTGATCCGTATTGAGCTTTGTCTTATCTGCTGCGTTTGAACTGGCAGCGCCACGATACCCTTTCCGGTACAATGAAGGTGCGCCGCCGCCATCAACATTAGCTATGCAGTAGTCACACCGTCTGTATTTAAATAACTTAAGTGATTCTATTGGGGATGATGTGCCCAGCAAACTAAATGATAGTGTCTGGTCTGTGTAAACGGTGGTATACCCCGGGCCTGTCCCGGTTATCCTTACGATGTTTTCCCCTTCCTCATTACGGACGAAGTGACGCTCTCTCCTGCTAGCTGAAGTGTCATAGACAATAATGCGCCCAGTGTTAGTGAAGTTATAACACTCAAATCTTATCCAGTAAGTTGTTGATGCTGTCAAGTTTAGCGGCGCATTAAGAGTAATAGAGATTAAATCCATATTTGGGCCATTAAAGTTAACAATCTCGCCGCTCTCCAATTCAGATCCGGGTATCCCGGTGTTATCTGCATGAATTGCTACCTTAAAGCGGATTACATCCTCGTAATCATTCAACATCAAAACTTTATTTACCGTAATATTGGCTGCTGGCGTAAAAGATCCATATAAAACCGAGACCGTATCATCATCTTTTATTTCGTCAAAATCCAGTTTATTCAGTTCTGCCACAGCCAGAGCATCCGCAACCCTTATTTCCATCGGCCCGCAGATCACGTCCCCCCGCGTCGTGTCGCACCGCCGGCCGTCCCGGTACTTCGTGGTGTCGCTCTCAAAGTTCTCGGCGTTCATCCCGCCCGACCAGTCCTTTGCTTCAATGCTGGTGAAGGGGAGTTCAAAGTCCTCATACCCCTGGTTGCCCTGGCTGATCTTCATCGCGCTGGTAGGCATGGGCGCCTGGTTCCAGCCCGCTCCCGGGTTGGCGTGCCCTCCCTGGTCGCAGGTGATGAATTTCAGGGTCTTGACGCCGTCAGATAAACTGAAAACATGCCCCGGACCTATGGCTGTGGAGGTTGGGCTGGTCATAATGAACCCCCATGTTTCGGGTCTCGGTGAATTTTATTGACGGTGTATCGCGTCAGGGCATTGGCCCGGTCGTTCTCCGCCTTGGCCATCAGCGCTTCGTCCTTCACACCCAGGTTTTTATTGTTCACGAACTGCTGCCAGAAGTAATGATAGGCGGCCAGGCCGGCAATCATCGGCAAGGGGATATCCTCGCTCACCGTGTCGGTGTCCGCGTCCACGGCTTCGTGGATGGCATTGTAAAATATTCGGATGGTCCTGCCGGCGGCGAAGTTCATCTCGCCGTCAAAATACAGGTATCCGTTGATCTCGCTCCAGTCGAATACCTTGATGTAATCATAATCCGCGCTGGTGCTCACAGCCACTTCTACCCGGACCACGTTATGAACGCCGGCGGGAAGGGTATATTCGGTCTGGTTATCAACCACAACAAGGCTGGTGTCGACCTGGGTATACTCGCCGATCTCCTCCAGCGCAGCGTTAATGGCCTGAACCAGGTCTTCCCGCCTTGCCTCGGTAATCGCATAGCGGACGCCGGCGATAATCGCGTTGCTCCAGGCTGTTCCGACGGTCACAGTATGCGTGCTGCTCACAAAGTCTGTGATCGTCCTGGTTGTTTTCTCGTTGTTGCCGCTCAATACGAAAACGGTTTGTCCGTTGAAATCGTCATCCGCTTCACTGCGGAATAATGTGTCAATTAATGTGTTGGTGGTTCCACCGGTGGCCGATCCGGTATACATGGCCCGCACCCGCCGGGCGACGGCCAGCATCGCATCAAATAAGATCATGTCCTGATCCTTTCGTAGATCTCAAAAAATACCGACTCAGCCCGTTTCTGAAAGCCAGTCGGGTCGAATTGGGTTGGCCAGTCCCGCTGCACCACCACCCAGTCCGCTGGGTTCCTCGCAAACCTGGACAGCATCTTCTTCCGGCGTTCGGTTGCTGCCGTGGAAACTTCCACCTGCTCCGTCATGCCGTAGATGGGCTGCTTGCCGGACCAGATATAAACCTCGCTGTACATGGAATTCACCCATAAGGTACCGGGTCTCTTCGCTAACCATGTTCCGATCTCCCTTGCTTCTTTGATGACGTTTCGCAGGCCCGGGTAAAACCTTGCCCACAGATCACCCAGGTAGAGTCCCGCGCTCAGAACGTCCACGCTGCACAACGCAATCGTCCAGGCGGGACTCATACCGGATGCCGCAATCCACCCAACCAATGGGATCAGGTGATTGGGCCGTATGACACGGCCCATAAACTGAAGGAGAAGAAATGAAACCGCCGGAACCCAGAAGCGCAGTTCCGGGTTGTGGATCACAGCCGCTGCAATCCACATGCCGGCATAAACCAAACCATTGGCGGTGAAATGGGGCATGAAATCATATAATCCCTTCCGGTTCCTGTTCATCCTGGACGGAATTGTCCAGTTGGCCTCAACCAGCCACTCCCACCACTCATGTTTAAAGTACCAGATCGCCCAGGCTGCCAGCAGACCAATTCCTGAAACCGCCGCCAGTTGTGTCCAGTATCCGCCAAGGAGGGCCCAGGGCAAAAAAGCGACGATCAGCTTAGGTTCGTATACCACAGCCGCCGCAAACAGGCCCACAGCCAGCCAGGGACTTCCTACGGTCAACGCCAGCAGGATCAGGCCGGCCGGGATGTCCCCGACGTTCCCGTGAAACGCATACAGAAAGCCGGAGTGGATCAGGATCACAAACGCCAGGCCGCCCCAGAAGTCACCGGTCATGGCCGTGTAGATCAATCCTGGCACACCGTTCAACGCGAAATGTAGAAATCGCACGCCGTAAACACTGCGCCATATTTTGGAGAGCAGCCAGAACCAGATATGCACCAGTGGACTCTTGCAGTCAACAAAATCCCTGCCATACCAGGCGCCGGTCTGGCCGGCCATGTTGAACAGGGCAAAGTCCGGCTCAATGTCCATCGGCGCGTACCGCCATGCAAAGTACAAATTAATCGCGAATAACAGTAGCAATAACATAATGCTCTGGTACATTTTCTTCACTTCCGTTAAATTGAAGCTTGATGATCCGCACATTGGCGTAGCGCTCTATAGCGCCGGCCTGGGCCACCATCGCCCGCAACCACAGCAGCGTAAAGCCACAGTGGAAAGGTCGGTTACTCGTTCCCCAGATCAGGTAAAAGGCCAGGGGGTCGGTCTGGTTCTTCAGCATCGCCTTGGCCGCCAGTTCTGCTGATGGAACCTGAATATGCAGCTCGCCCCTGTCCTTCAGTTCGCCGATCATCTGCTTGATCACATCCCCCACCTGGTGCGCCCAGAGGGTCTGCAGCACATGGACGCAGAGAATCATATCGTACTGCTCCTCACACTCGGAAACCATGTAATCATCCAGTTTTACGGTAGTGATCTCCGCATCTTCCGGTAGATCGGTTTTGATATCAAGGTCACCTACAATTTTCAATACCTTCATGGCGCTCATTGCAGGACACCTTCCGCTTTCTCGATCTCATCCATGTATTCATCTTCCGTGGTTTCCTTCATCTTCCAGTGCTGACAGGTCACCGAAGTATCGATCATCGGCTTGATCCCCACATTAGCCGCCAGCTCGCAGAAGTAATGATCCTCTGTCCTGCCGTGTTCCAGTAGATAGTAAGGGAAGTTCCTGCCGTCATCCTCGGGCTGGGGAACCATTTGTTCGTGATATATCCCGGCCCGGATATAAGGCTCCTTCCTTTTGAGATGTTTGGATACAACAGGATTTAGAATATTTCTCTTGTGGATCGGGACGATGGCGCCGTTGTGTTTAACGTAGACCTGGTGTTCGTCCCTAATTTTCTCGTATACCGACCTGTGGATCAGAGTACACCCCATACCTACGCTGTCCACTTCCATCAACGCACCTTTGGTGTAATTGTAAACCGGGTAATACAGTCCGTCGTCCTCATGGCGCTTATATGCGATGGGGTTGTAGGGTTTTCGGGGAAGAAAATAAAGGCCGGCCACAAAAGGCCGCCCCAATCGGATCAGGTGGGTAATGGTGCCGGCCGGGGGGACGGTATCATCATCGATCCAAAAGATATAGTCCGCATCATCGTTTACAAAACCGTTACTGATCACTTCCCGGTTGGCGTCTGTCAGCGACCAGCGCCGCTTGATCTGCCCTACCGTGTTATTCTTGTTTGCGTCTGGGAGTGCGCTGCTGACCGTCCGGATCCTGCCGATCTTCACCTTTCCGGACCGTTCAGTTTCCAGGATCAGCGCCATCACCGGCGCCCACCAGTCCGGGGATTGATGCGGCGCGCAGGCCACACCAATATCCACCACAGGGATTTTATTGACATTATCCTTTTCCATGCTGTTTTAATATCCTTTCGTTTTTGTTGGAATTGATCGTGATAGGACTCAGCATGCCTCTGATAAATTCATCCGACCGCCCCTGGGATGCGTAGTAGTTGTAAACCTTCTGACATTTAGGGCAGATCGGGTTCCTGGCCGTGGCTCGCATCAGTTCACCCAGTAACTCGCCTTCCGGGTCTGGTGTCGCGGTTCTGCACTCTGTAAAATAAACCGGCTTCCCGCAGTATTTGCATCGAAAAACCGGTATCGTACTCATTTGGGCCATGCGTGAGATTCCCTTTCTCTGTTCTCTTCCCGAAAAATGGGATGGTCAGGATGTCGGGATCACATCTTTTTAGCACCGGTGGCCTAGGCCATCCCTGTTTCATAGGGGTTACGTTGGGATTACGTGGTCAGCAGGGCGTGGCTCTTGTCCTGTTTCACACACAGGGTGAACTCACCCACGACTTCGCCCTTGCGGGCGTCTCCGGTCTTGGCAAGCTCTTCCTGGGTGAACGGCCGCAGAGTCATAATGCCGGCGTTGTCCGGGTTGACCAGCGGCAGTTTGCTGTCGATCATCCAGCGGTCCAGCAGCAGCTCAACACTGCCGAACGGGGTCAGGATCTCTTCGATCACCATACCCACCCGCTTTTCCTCAGTGGAAACCCGCAGGAAGTTGGAGCTGTCGTAGAAGTCCTTGATGGTTTTTATGTTGGTCGGTGAGCAGGCTGCCACCCATGGGCCGACGCCGCCATCTTCATAGGCAGACTGAACAGCCGCCTCGAAGTTGGATTGCTGCAAAGCTGCGCCGTAATCCACTATATTGTCGGTGATGAAGGTGTCCAGGCCGCCCATACTGCGGGGCGTTGAGGCCGTACCCGCGCCACGCACGCCGTAAACCATCGCCTTTTCGATCAGGCGCATGAGCTCCGGCACTGCTTTCTTGGCCTGGTAATCAAAGGGGTCGCCGATGCCGTACTGGTCAATGACCTGCATGGTTTCCGTAACCTTGATTTCCTTGTGGAAGATCTGGGTGTAGTTTGAGTTGACTGAAATATCGGTGAAGCCGATATCGTCCGAATCGTCGCCTTCCAGCCGGGCCATCCCGATGATCTCCACCGCTGCGATGGAGTTATGGGTAGCTTGGGTGCCGCCGTAGTTCCGGGTGACGGTGATGATGCTGGTCGCGCCGGCAACGGCAGAGATCCACATCAATTCGCTGTCAACCTTGATCACATGTCCCTCCTGGAACATGTTGGGGTCGGTCACTTTGATTGTGGTGTCGCCGGATGCGATTGTGGCTGCGTTGTTCAGTGTGCTGGTCAGCGGAGAGAGGGAGTCCTCCATCCACTGGGGATTTGTCCCTTTGTTTACGAATCGGAACTTGCCAGCCGCGCCATCCAGCCCACCCAGACGCTCGATCAATGGGGCGTCTGACGGGTCGAGAATGGCAACAAGGTCAGTAATGACCTTCTTGTGCGGCGTGGTGTCGCTATAGGTAGAGATTGGGCTGGCGTAATTCGCCATAACTTATCCTTTCTTTAGATGTCCAGCCCTTTCTGCCGATACTGTTGCTGCATCTGTGATAGCGCCAGGGTTTGTCCCCGTCTGATGGTGGGGTGCGTCCCGGCGGCGATCTGTGCGATCTCTGCGTCGTATTGCTGGCGCAGTGCGGTCTGCGATCCGCCGATTCGTGTTCCTACCACCTGGCTGGGAACCCGTGGGTTCGGGCCAGAGGGCTGATGATTGAGTTGTCGTTGTTCCGCCAGGGATTCAAACGCTTTCAAATACTCAAAAGGTGTTTTGACCGGCCCGATCAGCTCGTTGGCTTCCTGAGCTGAAATATAAACGCCGGTTTCCGCCATGATGCGGTTGACTTCCTGGGCGAGATTGATGGGTTGGTTGGCCTGTTGCTGGCTCCCCGGCTCCCCTGCTGGCGCTGGCTGCGCCTCCTGTCCGGAAGGTTGGGGGGAAGAATGAATTGCCGCATCGATCTTCTTGTTTCTGAGCGCTTCCTTCTGCTGTTCGGTCATCTGGATGCCAGATTCCTCATTCAGCTTGATGGTTGCGTTGGCTTCACTGATTGCGGACTCGATCTTCTTGTCCAGCCGGCTTCCCATCTTGTCGGTCATGGATTGCGCTTCACGTTTGATCTGCTCTACCACTTCCAACAATTCTTTACGCGTGATTGGCTCATTACCCTGTGGCTCCTGCCTTGCGGGTTGGCTGCCCGGCTCGGGCGAAGCTGGTTGGGGCGATGCGGGGGAAGTGCCATCTTCCTGGCCGCCACCACCCTGGGTTCCATAAGTCTCTTCACTCATGTAAAACCTCCATATATTCGATTGTGGATTAACAAAAAAGCGACCCGAAGTATGTCTCGTAAAAGACACACTCCGGGCCGCTCAACAGCGACTCTCAGAGTCAACTATTTTTCTACTGCTTATTATAGCATATTTTATATCAGGTAGTAAACTGCAGCCATGATGCTGCCGGATTTAACTGATGATAAATGTCGACGTATACACTCAGCTTTATTTGCATCTTTTTTCATCTCTACACAATGTGATACCTCAACACTCGGTCCACCAGGCCGACGATCTGGTTGATCCGGACCTTTGCCAGCATCTTTAGAATTCGGCCGGGTTTGCTGTAGAACGTACGGAATGCACGTTGCTGCGCTTTCAACAGATCTTCTTTGGTCAACCCATCCGGGATGTACTCTGGCGTCCGGTAAGACTGCTTCTCCCAGTTCGGTTCAAAGTCCAGGGTATTCCATAATTCACTGCCTGGCAGCACGTCCAGGACCATAAACTGCGCTTCGGCCAGCTTACTCTGTCTCGCCCAGCGTACTGTTTTATTCAGCGTCTCTTTCGTTTCGCCTGGCAGGCCCAGGATAAACCAGCCCCGGGTATCTATGCCGGCCCGGCGCGCCAGCTCGATCCCCTTCTCCAAATCCACGACCCGTTCATGCTTCTTGATGTTTATCAGTATCGTGTCGTTGGGGCTTTCAATACCGAAGCTCACCCGGTAGCAGCCGGCGTCAACCATCAGCGCCAGCAGATCCGCGTCCACCTTGTCCGCCCGGATCCCGTTCTCGCAGGACCAGGTCACGTCCATCCCGTGTTCCAGTATCCTCTTACAGACTGATTCCACGTGTTCCCGCCTGGCCGTGAAATTATCGTCAATGATATTAAACTCGTTGATCCCGAGTTTATGCAGGTAAACCATCTCATCCACCACGTCTATTGGGTCCCGGTACCGGATCTTCCGCTTTGATAACAGCGGCGACGCGCAGAAGGTACACTCATACGGGCATCCCCGGCTGGTCATGATCGGCGCCACAGGTTTGCGTTTCGTCACAGCGCCCTGGGGCTTATGGGGGTAGCTCGCCGGGTTCAGCAGAATCCAGTCCGGCCAATACCGGTCAACATCCACAAATTCCCCGTGCACCAGCCCCTTCTTTTGTTTGCCCTGCAGGATTCTTTGTAAGGCGATTTCCCCCTCCCCGATCACCACCCAGTCTGCGCCGGTTTCTTCCAATGTCCGCTCGGGCAGTGCGCTCGGGTGCGCCCCGCCCAGTATTAATGGATAGTCTCTTGAAAGTTCAGCGAACCGTTTTACCCAGGCATAGTCGCTTGTCATACAGGTCACGCCCACCCAGTCCGCCTTGTATGCCATACATTGCCGGCATACTTCCTCCGGTGTCAGCCGGTCCCTTAGGGCGTCAATAAACTGGATATCGTCAACCACTTCCCATGCCGCGCTTGCCAGGTAGCCGATATTCAACGGTGGGATGATGGCCAGGGCCGAAGGGTTATTGGGCCGGATCAGCACCAGAGTTTTCATTCCCGCTCCTCAAACATTCTCTTGAACCACCACCAGAACCTATTGGTAATATCCTGGATTGTGTCAGCTATTTTTTCGGACTCCCATCCCTGTTCCTGTAAATGCTCAGCCATATGGAAAAGCTCGTGATTAAATATGCCGGCCCCGATGTAGTCAACGCATAAACAAACCACACCCAGGCATTCCATGAATTCTTCAACTCTGCTTGGTTTATAGTAAGTTCCTATAACCTGTTGATTTTTGTTTTTCGTTGCCCGCTGCAAATGGCTCTTTGTATCAAACAGGATAAACCTTGCAGGGATATCCTCATCAGCAAACAGGTCTACCATAGTCATAAATCCGCGGGATCGGACGAAGTTCTTGAGCAGCTTGTCATGCCACATCATGGCGTCAACCCTAATCCGTTCATAAGGACCGTCTCTACCCAGGCTTCAAAGCTATCGCCCGGTTTCCCCAGCGCCTCCCAGTCCTGAATCAGCAGCAGCCTTGCTCCTCCGGTCACATCTTTGCCGGTGTACCAGGTCAGCAGCATCTGCGCCCGCAAGTTCTGGCTCATATTGGACGCATAACCCTGGGCCAATTCCGCCATTGGGTCGATCTCAACGGTGTTGGTTGTGGTATACAGACTGTCACCACTTTCATACCTGGCCTGCTGCTCTTCCGCCCAACGCGCCACCAGTGGGACGGCCTCATAATATTTATCCTTCCATTCCCAGTATTCTTTCAGCTTCGGGTTCTGGATCAGATAGCCTTTGCGCTGGTCTTCCGGTAGCGCAAAGTAAACCGATTGCAGATATTCATAATCAGGGAACATCTGTGATCGTTTCTCCTGAAATTGCTCCACAGCCTGCACGACTTCCGGAGAATAAATATCAAGGGAAGGCTGCTGGTAAAGTGGCAGGTCGGCTATTGATTGCGTTTGTGACGTCCTGGGGACTGATCCGCCCAGGGACTGCGCCCAGTAGGCCAGGGTTTCAATATCCACAGCAGTGTAATCCCGGGTTGTCTTGTCCAGAATAGTCTGTTTGAAAATATCGCCTAACTGATCCGAAACCAAACCTTTGTTCATGCTGTCCAGTTCAGTGTATTTCTCCCAGATCTGGCTGATCAGGTTCTGGCGCAGCCTCTCTTCAGGCTCCGCCCATAGCGCTGTCCGTGTCTGATATTCCGGATATTTATCGTAGAAGGTATTGACGGCATTGATATCGCCTGCGTTGTAGGCGTCCCAGGCGGCATTATACTCATCCTTCAATCCCCGCAGCTCCAGTTCTCCCTGTGGCAGCAATCCCGCCGGGAACAGCGTGGTAAGCAATGTCATAGGAATGGCACCAAATTTACCTTCCTGGATAGCCATGAGCGTCTGAGAACCGGGCATCTTCAAGGCCAGGTCCTGTTCCACGCGCCGGGTCGCCTCTTCAAATGCCGGTCCGGTGCGCTCTATCATCGCCGTCAATGCTTCATCGGCCGTGATTGTGCCGTCGCCTGCCATATTGGATAACATCCGGTCCAGGTAGTAATCGCCCCACTCTCCGTACACATTCATATTGAACTTCTTGCGCAGTGTTTCTTCCGGCAGCGCCAAGATATTGCCGATAAAACCCAGGATGCTGTTTTCCCCTCCCAGCCCGCGCAAAGCCTGGCCGGTCCGGGTTATCGGTAATGGATTTAGTTTATCCCTCTGTCCTGTTGCCAGGTAATATGGGTAGGTCCACCACATCGCCGGCGTCATCATCATAGAGGCCATGGTCATCGGATCCCCAATCTCATCCGACATGCTGGACTGAGCTTCCGCCATAGCCTGCTCCCAGATCGGTCCGGACTGACTGCTGATCACTTCATCTGCCTGGGTTGCGGTAATCACGCCTTCTTGCGCCATCGCTTGTACAGCCCTGACGGCGGTTTCGTAGATATTGTCACTGGTTTTTGACAGCATTTCAAGCGGAGAGAACATCTGTGCCGGCGCAAACAAAGACTTGAGCGGGTCGATATATAACGCGTCGCCCATCCAATCCGGAAGCCAGGGTGCAGGAATCCGCATCTTTCCCTGGAACCGGCTGGGTATCCCTTCCTGTTCCATCTTCTTCTGCAGGTTGCGGTACCTTGAATACATAGCGAACCAGGCCGGCTTGTCCACCATCCGCTTCGCCCATTCTCCCATGCTGCGGGTCAACCAGAACTCGTAGGGGAAAACGATCCCCAGGACGTTGTCAATCCCGTATCGTTTCTTGTAATCCAGCAGGGCCCGGTTACGCTGCATCTCACCATAGCGAATTGTTGCCAGTTTCGTTCCTGCCATTTGTTCTTCCAGGCCGCCCGCCCATTTGCGGACCTCCGCTGCCAGATCATCCGGGAGTTCGCTGAACTTAAAACTGCGGTTGTTCGCAAAGTCATCCTGGGTGATATCCCGCATCTGGTCAAACAAAACCCGCAGGCTCTCGCTATTAACCTCGTCCAGCATCGAACCATCGTACCGGACTGTGGGTGTCCCGCCAACCGGAACCTCACCAATCGCGCCTTGATAAAGCGTACCGGATGCGCTTCGCTCCGCATATTTCAACTGACCATCCACTTCATAAACGATCACGTTATGGTTTTCCGGGTCAATTCCCAGTATCCGTGCTGTCTGGTTGGCTGCGGTAATAACTTCGATTTGCTTGAAGCCGGCTGGAACGTCTGCGATGATCTGATTATCCTGAATGATCTGGAAGATGATCGTTTCTCCGGTGGTCCGGTCCTTCTTGTTCATCGCGACCACATCGTGATACTGCCGCCCTTTAAGACGGTCGTCAATCCTGGTAATCAGCTCATTTGCATTGGAAATGTATTCGTCAATGCCTTCCCAGTCGGTCCTGAATTGAGCGTTATAAACATCTCTTTCCAAATCTCTTTTGATGTCCTGAAGCTGGTAGGGCGCTTTCTCACTGGCCAGTCCACTCTCCGCCATTTCCGACAACTGAGCAAATCGCTCGTTATAAGGGTTGATTCCGAGGGCGTTTTGCAGGTCATCGGTAGCCATAGCCCTGCTCAGCATGATCTCCTGAATTTCTTTATAAAGCGGCTTATTGACACCATCCACAATATTATTGCGCATATCATCGATCACCAGCATTACAGCGGCCTTACCGGTCTCGTTTTTATACTGCCGTGTCCAATACTGCCCCCGTTTATACCAATCCGGATAGGATGATGAAACGCCATACCATTCTTTTGTGCTGCCCTGTCCTTCCACTTCCACGGCCCACCTGTAACCGGGCTGACCGACTTCCATCTCTGCGGACATTTCATACAAAGCTATATCTGCGGCGTTTCTGATCCACTCCGGCCACTCGCTGATGGGTTTATTCAGGTCCCCAAAGGTTAGTTTGGGTTCCAGTCCAGCAAAGTTAAGATCAGGAATCGGATCGGTCGGACCCGTTGGATAATCAACCTGCTCCGCTCTATTCTGTATGGTAACCATATCGGCAAACGGATCAGGTTTCTCGGCCTGCTGGACCATTTGCTCAGGTCCCAGGTATTTATTGATCAGGTCTTGTCTGACCGGCAGTCCCTGCTCATACCTGAAACGGACAATGTCCCCCTCGCTGGCGATCATTTTGTCAAAGATGTCCCTGATCTTTATGGGCCTGTTACCAAACATGATCTCATCACCGATATTAACGTCCAGCGGTGTGTCCAGCAACTCACTGCCAATCGTTCCCCTTGCTCCACGACCAGTCAGGCTGCGGTAGATCTCGATCAGCCAGGACGTAAACTTCTTGAACACAGCAGCCAGTTTAGCGGTCGGTGATTTCCCTTCGGCCAGGTAGCGTTCCCACCCGTTTGCGAACTTCTCTTCGGCATCCACGTAACGCTTTCGGTTGGCCTTGCTGATCGTGCCGTCCTGGAATTCCTGCTGAAGTTTCGTAAACTCTGCACCGTCCTCCAGCCCGCCCCACTTGGCAACGGCGTCAAGATCAATACCGTCCAGGTCCCGCCGGAAAATATACCCCAGCTCGTGCACAATGGTAGACACATTTGCGCCATGGAAAGCCCGGATGATCGCCCGGCCGTCGTCCAGGAAGTTAACGGCGCCGCGCTCGCCTTGCATCAGTGAATTAATAACATCAGTATTTCCGTCTTTTAATGCCGCCGCCACATGTTCCGCATACCATTTGCTCGGCGTGCTGTCGTTCTTATCCGCCCAGGTGTTGGCATAAGCGTCCAGCAATGCCATCACGCCGGCGGTATGCTCCTCGTCTAGCTTGAATGCGGATTGGATCTGTCCCTCCAGCGTTTGGCGTGTCATGGCTGAATCGGCTGCCAGCACCCGCTCAACCAGGCTGTTATAGGCGTCCTGCTGGATTTTTTTGGTATTGATGTCCGCTGCCACAGCAGCCTTCACAGGGTCTGTGCCAGTGTAGGTTGATTCAGCCTGCGGTCCCTGCATCTTTCCGTTTGCCAGCTCGTAGGCGCCGTTCACTGTCACATTCCGCCTTTCGATTATCAGCGGACGTAATGTTTCATTGTTAAACTTTGTCCAAGCCGTTATTGGATCTAGGCTCTCAGAATATGCATTTTTTCTTAGGCCATCTCTAAAATTTTTTATTGCATCGGTTGTTTTGTCTCGCACCTCCATCACCCTATTGCCCCACTCAATCACTTCTTGCGCAGGTCGGTTACTGGTATGCTCATAAACATTCCCTAAAGTTTCAAACATTTTTAAAAATGTTATCCGCTCTGTTTCAACGTGATGGTTATAAGAATCTGAAATATCCAAAAGTACACTTTGGTAATCTGGATAACCTCCATTCAAATAATTTATCCAAGCCCTATCACGAAAAACAAAGAATTTTCCCCAGTCATCTATCCATTGACTCATTAAGTTTATATATTGCTTTCCTGCCTGGTTATTGGTGTCAATCGCATCAATTATGCCCTTTGCCGTTTGCAGCATGAAAGCGTTAATTCTTAACCATTGCTGTTTTGATTCAACATTTCGTGATTGCCAGATATTATTCGCCTCTAATAAATGTCCATCGAGTTGTAAATTACGGGCTAACTGTGCAGTCTTTCCGTTTTCAACCAAATCATTCAGCTGCCTTTGGGAGAACGCATCCCATAGTTCACCCCATAAAGGTATTACTACAGCCCAGCCTTCTGCTTCCACCTGGTTGCGCACATCTTCCGCGCGTGTCAGCAGGTCGTTTTTCATCGTCTGATCGATCACATCATTGATCCTTGTGTTGATGTAATCGTAGGCCATATCTACATCATTCGGAGTCTTGGCCCGGTTCAAAAGGTCCGCCAACTCCTCCTTTGCGCCTGAACTGTCCAATACCTGCCGTGCGATATCTGGCGCGTCGGGAAATGCCCGCCTTGCCGCTTCGTCAACAACGCCCTCAATTCCCCGGTAGGTGGATTGGCCGTAGAGGGCTGTCGTTATATCGTCCATATTCATCCCGGACCGCACCAGGCTGTAAAGCATATCCGGCAGGCTGGGACTGATGGTCCGCAGTTTTGCCTCAACGTTGGCCGGTAATTTTTGGAACCCTGATCCTTCCCGCCACAGCTTTGACCACATCTGCATGGCTCCAATAGTGGCAGCCTGCCGTGATTCTGCAACCTCGATCTTTCCGGCAATCTGACTGAAAATCCCCAGCTTGCTGACTCTTTTCCCAACCTGCTGAACCTTGCTGATCCAGTCGCCAGGATCCATAGCTGCTTTGATCGCCGTCCTGGACATCTGCCCCACGCCGCCGGCCATTTCACCAGCCATCCCAATTCCAGCATCCAGGTTGGCAGGCTTGACACCCATCCGTGACCAGAAGGAATCGATCTGTTTCGGTGTCATAAATCCGAACACGCCCTGCGCGGCACGGGTGCTGACATTATTCACCCAGTTGTTGACCGCGTACAGGGGGTTGAAACCCAGCACCGCGAGGGACTGGAAGGATTTAAGTGCGCTGGACATTCTGAATACCCAGCTGTCGGGCTTGATATCATATCGTTTCACCAGGAAATCATCCAGATGATCCGCCATTTTTACTGTGAGCTGTGTAGCGAACTGCTCAGCGGTCCATGGCGCAGGGTCTTCACCCAGATACGGTGCCATCATCTGCTTCAGACTGTCGGCTGTCATATTGCCATCATTAATTTCTTTCGCAATGTTCAGGCTTATTGGGTCATTCTTTGCCTCTGCCGCGTTCAATATTCGTATGAGAACTGCGTCGGGTTCGCTGTCGATCAGCTCAAGCAGCCTGCCCGGGTTCTCTTCGCCCAGCGCCTTTGCCATGTTATTCAGCATCGTGCGTGGGTTGCTGGTCGCTTCCCAGACAGACAGGGCCTGTTCAGGAAACCCGGAAGTGATGAAATCCTTGACGGCAACAGAGATTGTTGCGCCGGCCGGTGAATTGATCAGCGCTTCACCGATCTGTCCCACAGAAACCGGGTCCACATTTGCAACTTGACGTAATAGCTTGATCATTCCCTCTGGGTCGCCAGATGCCATCTGTATGATCGTCGATATGTTGGTATGCGCCAGATCGATGAACGTTGCTGCTTTCGCCTCAGGTGTCAGTTCCGTAAGGTAGGTCAGCCAGTTCTTCCACTTCGGTGTGTCCGCACTCGCAGCGCTTGGCTGTAATTCTGAGAACTCTCCCTCCGGCGTCAGTTTCCCGATCCATTTTTCAAACGGCGTCAGGTCTGCCGCGGCGACGGGAGCTGTATCGCCAACTGTTATCCCGCCCTGGATGGATGAGCGATATACGCCCAGTGTATTAAATATGCCTCCGGTTCCTTCGCGTCCGGTTACCACAGAATACAATTGTTGGAAACCAACGGGCAGTATGTCCGTATCAAGATGCCCTCTTGTTTTTGCGAACGCATCTGCCAGACGTGCATCGCCAAAATGTGTGGCCAAATTACCGCCAATATTGTTGATCACATAGGGAGCAACCTGAAGAGGGTCAATGATCGATTGCTGAATAAAATCGCCAAGTGAACCCGAAAATCCTGTTCTGTCCACAATATCAGCATAGATCAGTTCAATGTCCTCATCCTGCGCGGCAATTCTGGCCCTGACTTCATCCAGCAACGAACCGCCAAGTACACCGCCTCTTGCCAACATTGGCTCAGTTATCCCTTTTTCGATATACCAAACTTCGCCATCGGAATATTTTGCTGTCATTCCGGAAGACCAATCAGGATTAATTTTGTTTGCCGAAAGGCTAACCGCATTTGTCAGCCACGTTCCAACGGGATCACTTTCATAGGCCACAGTGCTGGCTTTCCAGGCCGCCGGCAGGTTAGAAAGAATTTCCTTTACGGATTCGTCATCGTCCAAATCGATTAATTGCCAAAGAGTACCTATTAATTTTTCCGTTGTTGCCGCCCCAATGTCCAGGATTGTTAATAGTTCATTCAATACCGGTATTTCCTGCCCCGTGTAGGCCTGATATCCTGTTGCTCCGCCGATTATCAAACCGAGTAATGCACCGATGGCGGTGCCAACACCTGGCGATAAAGCTGTTCCTGTTGCTGCTCCTATTCCTCCGGCTATGATGCCACCCAGCGCAACGCCACCTAAAGCGCCGCCCACGCCCAGACCTGCCGCTGCCGTGACCCTTGTCCATTCTGGTCTGTCTGTCATTGGCTGTGGATTAATTAAACCCAACATGAATTGTTGCCAGTCTTCCAGGTTAGACCAACCACCTTCAGAACCGTTCACAATATATGGGCTTGTCTCCTGCTGTGTCCCGTAAATTTTCTGGATCAGCTCATTAATCTTATTGGTTTCGCTCGGAAGGCTGAAGTTAGATGGCGGTCCTTGAAGAGTGGTCAGGTAGATTGACCCCGGGTCATTAATATCCAGCGGTTCCCAGTTCTCCCAGCTCTCACCTGTCCTTTGTGACATATAGTTATAGGCTTCGATGATCTTCCCAGGTTCCATCCAATCCGGCGCACGCCATTCCGGTGGGGCCGATTGCAAAAAGTTATAGAATTTTGCCAGTCGTTTGGGGTCCTCTGCAAAGTATGCCTGGTTCGGGCGCATATACTGGCGCGCCATAGCATCCCCCCAGTCATAGTCCACAATCCTAAACCCCTGCGATTCTGCTTCCCCCCTCCGAACTTCACCGGCTGTGAAAAGACGCATATTTTCCGGCAGTTTATAAGCACCCGGAAAGTTATATCGCATCGGCGCTCTGGTTGGCGGCTTTGTTTCTTCTGCTGACGGCGTGTTATTAATTTCGTTTACCGCTTGACCTGCTTCTATGCCGCTCTGGCTGCTTCGCTCTTCTTCTTCGGGAGGGATGATATTTGGCATAACTAATCCTTAATCAATTTTCCACTGAAGCATGTTCTCATACCAGGTCTTTGCGGCTTCCGGGTAACTCCACGGCGTGTAGGTTGGTGGTGTGTAGGTTGGTGGCTGGTAGTTGTAAGATGGGTAGCCTGTTTCCCCCGTTTCTTCGACGCCAAACTCGTATCCCCAGTAATCACCGGGCTTATATTGTTCCCGTGAATAAAAATATTCTGGGTTGTTCCTGCGCCAGTTATTCCAGTACTCCCAGTTCTGCCTCTGTCTTTCGAGGCCAGCAAATTGCTCCCGCTCCATCATGTAATTGGGATCCTGTGATCGGTACCTTGTCCAGTCAATATTATCTATCCCGTATGATCCATAAAGTCCCTGGGAAAGCCCCTGCCCCAGCGATTGCATCGTCGGATTGGAAAAGAATTGATACCCATATTGAGGCATTCCAAAGTTAATACCTGGTTGTGTTAGGTCGTGATCGTTTGCCTGACGCTGGACATTCTGGCCAAACACCTGCAAGTTATCAAGCGCTGCATTTCCGCCATATAAACTGGCTCTATCCATCTGTTCGAACTTTTCCTGGCTGTATGCTCCTGCGATATTGGTGCCGTATTGCTCCTGCGCCTGTCTCTGGGCCTCAGCCTGCTGCGCCCGCCACTGTGCTTCCAGCTCTTTTGCCCGCTGTTCAGCTTCCTTCTGCGCTCTTTTTTGCGCAGCAAGCCTGGCATTTCTCTCTTTCAGCGCGTTAATTTCGGCTACCGGGCTTTGTTTTCTGGTTGTAGAGATATTTCCGGTATTCCGTCTTACGGTTGGTGATGTTCCCAGTCTTATATAGTTAAGCATTATCAACCTCTCAGTCTTGCTTTTGCATCAGGCGATAGATTGTTTTCCAATTTCTGCCGGTCAATCATCGGGCTGTTTCTGACCCCGATCAATGCCGCCTCGTTGACTATTCTGATAATCGGCTCATACCATGTTTGCATAAATTCTTTTTGCCACTCTCTGGTTTTGGCCTGACCCATCAGTATAGAGTCGTTTACATCCATCACGTTCACGGTATCACCTCGCCTTCCTGCATTCCTTGCGGCTCTCCCATTGACGTTGGTTGCATACCTGGTCTGCTGGCCGGCACCATAGCCCTGCCACGCATTCCCAAATTTTGCATTTGTGGTTGTCCCTGCATTTGCCCGGGCATTTGTCCTTGTGTTTGTCCGGGTGTTTGCGTTGGCTGCATCATATCCTGAATTGATTTTTGTAATCCGGCTTCAAACATGGCTTTGGAGGCCGTCTCTGTCCATATCTGTTTGACAATCTCTTCACTCTGTCCTTCATTCAGCAGGTTCTCACGGATCCAACTCTCCGGCATCAACCCTCGCATTTGAGCGGCAATCGTCGCCTGGCTGACCATATCCTGCGGCAGGTCCACATCCAGCGTAGCCTCAATGATCAGGTTGTCCGGGATATCCTTTTTCGCGTTAAAGTCTATTGTGCCGGTCTTGCTGATAGCCTTGCGTTCCCTGGCCTTGTTATCCGTTAAAGCTTTGTCTTTCCATAGCTCGAACACTGTTTCCATGATGGAACCGATCCCCCATCCACCTCGTTTTTGCGCACTTGCCAATGGTAGCCGGCCCGCCTGGTGCAGCAATGCCACAGTTGAAAAGGCTGTGCCTGATCCCATGGGTTCTCCCAGTGCAGGGCCATAAATGGTCGACTGTTCCATAAGCCTGTTCGCAAGGTCCATCCCAAGCGTCAGGTCTTTGTTAAACACATCTTTTTCGAGTGGCGATATCTTTGAACCTGCTTTTGTCCTCACAATCCCTCCGGGTACAGCAGTATCGATATAAACCTCATCGCCCTCTATTGCTCCCTCAAGCTTATAGGTCGGGTTGCCGGCCATGCTGAACAGGTTGGTATAACCGTAGGTTAATATCAGGTTTTCACGCTCCCACAATTTAGCCTGGTTGACCGTGTATAAAAACGGGATTGCCTGGTATCGTGTATCGTCAAGGTACGATCCTTCCGCTGTCTGCACCACAATCGGTATACAGGGTAGATTATGAGGCTTACTTATAATCGGTTCACCGGCCAGTGTAGTGTCAGCTCTCGCGTTGACGCTTGATATCCATGCAAAGTGATATGTTAGATCCCAGTAGTCCGCATATTGGACGATCATGGCGTCATTTGCGTTGCCGATAATATTTGCGATGGCATCCAATCCAAACCGCTGCTTCGCATCAGATACAGTGATATCCACCTCGCGGTAGACCGCCGATAATCCAAACCTGCCCCACTGCGGGTAAACAGATTTTGGATCCCATGCCTCGATAATATATGGCGTGCTTGCCTGTACTCGCTCCATCTGCCGTTTCTGTGCTTTGCTGCTCCCCGAACTCATATCAGACACAAGGTCATCAGTATCAAAAGCGGCCAGTACCATCATCCCGTAACGCAGCATGCTTTCAATCGCCGGCTGTTCCAGTGGTACACCCCGAAACCTGCCGCTGTGGTACCAAATGGACCTGCAAAGCTTCTCGATCTTGTCCGCTTTACCTTGTATATCCGGCATATTATCCTGGTGTGGAACGGAGAATATCGGCTCTGTGGAACTCAGCAGCCTTGTCGCTCCAAGTAAGGCGTTACGTGGCCCTGGTGACATTGTAAATTTCATGTTGGGGTCTTTGGGTTTATCTTCCCATTCCATGAAATACATTTTGTCCATCTCGTCAAACATGGTGTCCCGATCGGAATACATATTCTTAAGCTCGGTAGCATGATCCAGCGCCTTTTTAATGGCATCCGGTTCTATCTGTTCATTTTTTCTTGCCATGGTTTACAGTCCTTTCACCCCGGCGAAGGGGTTTTGATACTGTTTTGGTTTATTGTCATCTGTTGTCTTTAATATGGGTGGTGAGTACCCAGTCAACCCATAACACAATGCGTCATAACCGTGATCCTGTTGGTTCGGTAGCGGTTTCTCTGGGTGATCTGGATCTGACATCAGCCCTTCAATTTCCACGATCAGATATGTGCAGGTATCAAATATCATTAGCCCCGGTCGTCCGTCGTGGATATCCGCCAGGCTTGACCGCAACCTTCTGGCCTTACTTACCTGGTCGTTGTCTGCTCTTGTAAAGAGTATCCTGTAATCCAGTGCCACATCATAAGTTGATTTAGCCACACGTTCTACGGTTCGCTGGGTCCAGATTGAAGGATCAGCATAACTGAATGTAAACTTTTCCCAGCTCTCGGTCATATCGTTGATCCGCTCAAACTGCTGCGGGTCAGTCAGGCCTGCCTCGTAAAACTCACGGTACACATACATCCTTTTACTGGCCGGGTCTTTCGCCAGCCAGTACATCGCCGCCGGATCAGCAAAGCCCCAGTCATACCCCCTATACCTGGTCCAGGTCTTTGGAATCTCAAAAGGTTTACATACATGCCGCATTTTAGAAAACTCGGGCAGAAACTGGCCAACAAATGCGGACCAGTCACCCTCCAGTAAAGCCCGGCTCAGCCGTTCCCCTTGCTGTCGCAGCCGGTCCACGTAAGTAGGATCCCGTTTCAGCAATGCCGGGTTGTCCTGAAGCAGCGCAGGCAAAAATACGGTATTCATCTGCATACCTTCGGGGTTTTCCACAGTGATCACTGGCGGTAGTTCACTCATATATTTTGTCCTTTATCCCGAATATCTGCTTGTACCATATGTGGCCGATATTCCCTGGGTTGGAAAAATAAAGCGCAAAGGGTATCGGGATCTGGCTGTGTCTGCTTTTTCTGTTCCTGGTTTTAAGATAACTTATCATGGACCAGGGGAAATGGGTTGCCTCGTCAACGATCAGGATGTCAAAAGCGCTTGATTGATAGTCATATTTGTCTTTTTCGTGCTGGCAATGACAAAATCGGATCGCCGCCGCTGATCCTTTATCCCAATCTTCTGCGCCTTCATCTTCACCAAACACCCATAGATGTTTTGATTCGTTGTACTTCCCACCGATCTTCGGGAAGAGGGTGTATGATCTTTCAATCGGACCGTCAGACCCTTCCAACTCCTTAAATGTACGCCTGAAGATCCCAATTTTTACGCCTGTTATCTGACTGACGGCCGTCAGCGCAATCCCGATCCCACCTTCAGTTTTTCCTCCGCCGGCCGCCCCGCCGTATCCAATGTCCTCACATAAAGCCGGCATCACCGGCCCGCCGTACAGTGCCTGGTCCAATCCGCACAGCTCCAGCAATTGCATCTGTCTGGGCTGTGGTTGCCATACGTCAGCCGGCTTCCTCATCTTCCTGGCCAACATTGCCGCTACTTCCTCCCGGTCCGCTTCCGGCCAGCGGTTCGGATCCCTCAATGAAGGCGGTAAGGAGTTCAGCAAGCTCGTCGGCAACACCGAGTTTAAGTCCATCGGTTTCCTGGGCTGCATACTTGAGCCAATCTAATAAATCCTTTTCTGTGTTTGCTTCCAGTTTTTTTATTACTCTTTTCGCCAGTATCAGGCGCTCACTTCTCAACGCAATGCCCGTCGTCAATGTCAGGTCGCAGAGTTCTTTAAAAAATACAGGGTCGTTCTTCCAGCGGTAAATTGTCCGTTCGTCCACCCCTGCTGCTTCAGCCGCTTCCTTAATTGTCGAGCCGGCTGCCAGCAAAGCGCAGGATTTGTTTTTTCTTTTCGTCCACTTCCAATCATCCATCGTAAACCTGACGATTCTCTGACGTTATTTTTTATCCTTTAGATATCGCAGCGCCTCATTCATGGCTGCGGTGTTACCTTTTAGGTCATCTGCGATCCTGTTCAGTGCCGTCAGGTATGCTTCGTCACGTTTTTCCATACTCATTTGGTAGCTATCTTGTATTCTGGCTGAGTTATTTTGATAGCTTTCCTGCATTTTCGTCGAAAACCAGATAAATGCCGCGACAAGTGGGATCTGTAGTAATATGCTCCAGTCAAATTCCATGTTGTTTGTCCTGTTCTGTAATGTTTAAATGCCCGGCTTTTAATAGCCGGGCATTTCGGTCGCTCATTTCATTGTTTTTGCGATTCGTGATAGGCCTTATAGATCCCGGTCGCTGACAGCCCAACGGCCAAGCCATAAATCAAAGCCTCAAACCAGAATCGCCAACCTCCATAAAGTGCCGGTTCCGCCAGATATGCCTGGTAGACACCACCCAGGACAAGGCCGAGCAGGATTGCAAACACCTCCACGCCCGCCCCGGTCCAACCCAGTTTATCTTTGACAAACTGGACCAGGCCGATCACGACCAGCATCAATGGGACTCCTGCCACTACTGCGGTTGTTAAATCTAAGATCAAGGATCACCTCCTGATTTTTTCCAGCTTTTGCAACGCTGGTTGATAGTAAAAAAAGGCCCGGAGCATACCGCAATTAACGGTACACTCCGGGCCATTTAATAATGACTCTCAGAGTCAGTTTAGTAAATTTATTATAGCATATTTTTAATTAAGATAATATCTTTTTGTTTTTTAGAACATTTTAGAACGAGATGTGAAGGTTACTTGACATTGTATTACGTATGTGATACTATATAGATAGTCAAGTAACTTAGATAAACAGGAGTTTCCAATGTCAGCATATATTTTAAAAAATAGTTCCATTAATCAAATTGTTTCTGGGATTGAGTATGCCACCAGAACTGGCAGTGATTCTTTGTTAGGTATCCCTGCGCCATGTAGTGAACTTCTCAATTTCGAGAATCCGGCTGACTTCGGTCAAGCATTGCATGACATGAATGAGCAGGCTGTTAGAATTCGATACCAGGATGATTACCCTCTTCCTGGCTCTACACAGGCCTATTTATATGCCCCTGGTGATTTACCATCTCTCGTCCAACTTTATAAAACTATACAAGGTTTTTTATACCAATGCTTTGAGGGTGATGTCTATAAATCTCCGCTTTATCAGGCGCTTGAAGAGTATAAAAATGATTTGGCCTGCTATTTTGTCGATCAATCGTCCTTATATCAAAAAGCTAAATGGCCCAATTAGTTATTTTATGTCCAGCCAGAGGCATCGTATCCGGCAAAGGAGAGTATTATGAAAAAAGTTTACGCAATCCGCATGACCGAGGCCCAGGAAAAACAAATAGCCGAACTTGAGAAGCTGGGATTTGGAAATCGCACCGCCATTATCACCATGGCTGTTGACAGGATGTATCAATCAGAAACAACTATAAAGGAGAAAAAAATGGATTACACATATCAATATATCGAGGATAACGTCGGCGGTCTACACATGTTTATTTTTAACGCTAACGACAAGGTTATCACAGGTATTACTAACCTCGAGTATGCGGTCCCTGGCGAGTGGCATAGTGTCAAAGATAATCTAACTCGAGACGCCCTTGACGCGATATCTGGGTGGGATGGTCACATGGAGGATTATGACATTGATCCCGTAAAATTTTATCAGGTCCTCTGTGATGACTCTCAGAGCAATGTTGTCGCCGATAATGGCATGCTTTACCCCGAGCGTATGGGTAGGGCTGCGCGTATTTATTTTGGTATTGATAATAAATAATTATTACTCTGATAAAAGGGGAGACATCTGGAAAGTAGTAAATTGATCATTTACTCCATACTTTATACCGCCGGTCCAGGGTGACCCTGTGGCCGGCGATTTTTTTGTTGATCACTAACAGTGTTAGCTCCCCCCACCCCTCATCCATCAGCGCGTTAAGATCATCCTCAATCGTTGATCGTATGTCAGTTGGGATCATCGTAACAAAGGCCTCTATGGTCATGCGTCCATCTGGTCTGGCTGAATATTGCATGGCTGTTTTTCTCAGATAGCGCGCTCCTGTTGTTAATGTTCTTGACATGCCCGGGTCCTGGTTACCGGGCATGTCTCTATTCTACCGTTAATTCATCTTGTTTTTTGCGGCTGGCCCTGTGTTTCGCCAGGCAGGACCGCCTAATAGTAGCTGGCCTGGGAATCGAACCCAGTATCTCCGGGATATGAGCCCGGCGAGTCAACCATTTCTCTTGCCAGCATGTATTTCAATCCTCTTCCACACTATCGTCCGCAAAGTTAACATATTGATAAAGATTTCCCGGATCCCATTTATCCACATCAATAAACAGGCCAGGTTCCTCAATAATGGCTTCGAGCAGTTCTTTGGCTTCTTCAGGATTGGCATAGGTTCTGATCGTCACGCCCATACATCTTACAGAGTGAGCCATTCCGTCTATTGTCATATTAATCAACCTCCTGTTTGCACAACTCTGTCCTTGTCTTGTATCCCAACCTGCGCAGTCGTTGCTCTGCCGACCAGGACGCCGCGATTTCTGCACATTCTGCGGCTTTCCGGTGGTGTATATCTGAGACCTCTTTCCATTGCGGTCTTGGTTTTACCATTTCCAGCGGGTACCTATCGGCCAGGTCTGTTTCGCCTACCTTCAGCGGGACAGCAACCAGCAGCATCATGCCGGATTCTGTGTGCTCCCGTTCGTCTGCCGCCTTGATCTCTGCCAATAAAGCTGCAATTGCGCTTAAGTCAACCGACTCTTCCGCTATGCTGATCAGCTGACGGGCCTGTGTATATATGCTTATGTTATTAACATCTATGCACATTTTTATTTTTCCTCAATCCATGTACGTTCTTTGTCGCTGGCCGCCGGCTGGTTTTTAGCCAGCGGCCTATTACAGGGAGGGTATTTTCTTGACTTATACGGATAGATAGGAGCTATCCGCCGCCAGGTGTTGCTTACAGCTTCAATTCCATAATTTTTTCACATGTTTTTACCAGGTCTTTCCCGCTCTTGTTTACAATATCGGCAATCTCCTGGTTTGTTAACCAGGAATACGTTCCGGCGTTTGCGTTCTCCCAAAATTCTGTCCAACTGCCGGGTAGACCCGTATCAGCCGGCAGTTCTTCCGGGATCGCCTCGGTATACTCTCCGTCCTCATAAGGCTCCTGATCCAGATCGGGTTCCCAGTCCTCTTCCTGCGGATCCCCGGCCGGCAGCATACCCACGCCGGCGGTCCTGATTCTTGCGAGTGCGGCCTTTGCATATGCCGGATCGATCTCAAGTTTTACCAGGTGGGTGTCTTTGCTGGCTTTCCGGCCGTTATCCATCGTCCTCATAATAGTTTCCGGGTACATGGTCAGGACCAGCGGTGTGTAGGCGATCTGCCCCTGGCTGAGCGCTGCCATCATGTTGATCTGGTTTTCAATGTTTCGGATATCGTTCCAGCTTCCGGTGTGCATTTCCAGGCAGGACATAAACCCGGCCTCGAATAACTCCTGGACGATAACGTACAGCCTGGCCCGCGGTGAGCAGCGGATTTCCTGCATCTGCCCTGCCCGGGCGCCGTTCTTGATCTGGTATGAATACTCCACGGCGCCGGATTGATACGGGGTGTAGGGCTGTCCGTTATTGACCACAACCTCGCCCGTTTTTGCGTCTACCTTATACCAGTACCGTTCACCGTCCGCCTTGGCGACCAGCGTCTTGCCCTGGAAGGCCATCAGCCAGGCGTCCCACACCTGGGAAATATTGTTGCTTGGCAGCATGACCCTGATCTGCGTCGGCTTTTCGCCGTAGGCGTCCCGGAAGATCTTCTCTGCTTCTGCCTCTGCCGGGTTGAAGATCACCCTGAAGTGATCCAGCTCCAGCGGATATCCTTTGTTATCTTTGTCACCCTTGCGGATCTGGCCGATGATAGGCAGTCTGTTTGACAAATCTTTAATAGGCATATCGTTTCGTTCCTCTCCTCTCCTGTTTACAGCTTAACTTCCAATACATCCCAGGTCAACATATCAGCCTTGCTTCCGGCTTTCCACTTGGCAAGCAGTCCACAATGTTCACAAAATACTAACGCCTCTGTCAATCCCTTGTAATTGGTTCTCATTAATTTTCCACACCGCGGACAATGTAGTTTTGTTTTTATTGGATATATTAATTTTTCTTTGCCTTTGTTTTTCATTTCATGCCTCTCAATAACCTTATAAATAAGGCCTGCCGGGATCGTTTTATCTCAGCGCCCATTCGGGCTATCGATTGTCAACATCAAGTGGTCTGATGGTTGGTTAATTTTTTACGATCCCGGCTTGAATATCGGCTGGCTCCGCATGCGCAAGTGTAAGAATTTCCTTTCTCAACTAAGTTTGGATGGTCCGGTTTTTATATGGTGCCAGCCGGTGATTCCGAGATGATCAGCTAACAAGGCTGTTCATCGAAGTGCTGATCTCAGGAGAGATCAGCCAGTGTGTCAACATACTTCTTTCCATCCACAAAAATGGTCTTCGTGCTGATCCATCCATTGCCTTTTCTCTCTTTTTCCCAGGAAAGGGGAAAACGCCTGATCCTTGAAGTGCCCATTAGAATCTCAACAAATGCTCGATCATGGTCTCCTGAAACCTCGATGATCCGTATCGGATAATAAAAGCCATTGATCCATGCAGCAATCCCACGAACGGGACGGCTGGTACTGATGCCGGTATCCTCAAAAGCGTCCTGGATCATCTTCTCCCGTGGCGTCATTTTCTTAGCCGACATTCGAAACCTCGCGGCGAAAATCAAACGGCATTTCTTTAAGATGGTCAATCATTTCTCGTTCTCTTTCTCCCTTGTGATCCAGAAAGTTTCACCACAGGCCGCACACCTCATGCGCCGGCGGTCCGGATTTTCGGGATCGTGTTCCAGTTCTTCCTGAAAATAATGGTTGCAATCCGCTCCTGATTCGGGTCCGATAAATCCCAGCGGTGTCTTCACCAACCTTCCCAACTCCGCATCGGGAATTTTATACCTTGGGTCGTTAATGTTAGTTACGATTTTCTTGTGATAATTGGACCGCAGGACCAGGGACCAGCGGTTTCCCCAGGCCAGGTCTCTTGCGGCGGCTCTCAGTTCCTGAATTTGTTTTGGGGTGGCCCAGCTGCGCATCTTCGCCAGTTCGTTGGCATATCGCTGCTGATAACGTGGATGGTTTGGCATCCAGACTGCACTTATGCCGGCAACGTTTCCGTTCAGTTCCATTGTAACTCTCCCTTGATATTTACATTACTGTATTTGTAAAGTTATCATGATCATCAGTATAAACAATAAACTTCACTTTGTCAAGTTATCTATTTAACTTGACAATCCATGTATTGATTGTTAGAATATCATTATGATTACTTCGACATTGAGAAAGGAAATAACCTACATGCCTGTCCGTTTGCGCCTGGATGAGATCCTGCGCGAGCGAAACATGACCCAAACCGCATTAGCTGAGAAAAGTGGGCTGAGCTATCAAACGATTAATTCAACCGTCAACCAGCCGGCCATGATCAGGATGACCACTATCGATAAACTATGTGATGCGCTTGATATTGAGCCCAAGGATCTGTTCGTTCGTGTAAAGATTGAGCCAGTAAATTAAAAGCAAACGGCCGGCCCTCGAAAGAGCCAACCGTTCACAAATTACGCCCTACCTAATCCTGGAAGATTTCACTAGGGCCTGCATATTAGAAAGCTAATAATGCCTATTAATTTATTCGACCACTCTCATAATCACGCTGAACAGCCAGACTGTTCCGATAATTCCAAGGTAAATCAAAAAGATAATTCCTGCGCCCTGCTGCACCGCTTGCCAGAATGTGATCCCTTTCTTTTTCTGGAGGCGCGCAGCTATCGGCAAACCCAACAGGGTCATCACGCCCAGCAGGATAATCCATCCACAAAGTGGAAAGCTGTAAGTCTCATTCATCGCTGTGCCCCTTTGTTGTTTTCTCCGGTCCGTTGATTGACCATTCTGCACATTAACAACCAAATAATTCCAGTGATCAGGGTATAATAGCCAGGATTAAAAGCGCATTTCACAAAGATTAAAACCCTGGGTACATGCGCTGGGAGGGAGTCGAACCCTCTACGGGTAATTTGATAATCCCTTTCACGCTTTTTAATCTCCCCGTCATCTCAACCCCCATTTCAACACCGGCGACGCCTTTGCGTGTGCCGCTGTCACGTCTGACCTTGCAATGTCCAGATAGTTCTTGACCATCTCAAGTGTGGTGTGACCCAGGATCTTCTGAAGGGTATAGATATCCCCGCCATTGCGAAGATAGTTTATCGCAAAGGTGTGGCGGAACCGGTGGCAGTGAACATCTGATATATCCGCACGTTTTCCCAGTCGGCGCATCAAATTTTCCACTGTGGGATAGTTGATCGGTGCGTAGGGTTCATGCAGCGATACAAAAAGCGCCTCCCCTCCCATAATCCCATCCTTCCCGATCTTCCGCTGGCTGAGCTGGATCGAAACCAGCCTCTCTGTTGGCTCGCTGATCGGGACCATGCGCTCTTTTGCACCTTTCCCCAGTACCTTCAGCATTCCCGGCCGCCAATCTTCCACTTTCAGATTGACCAGTTCCGAAGCCCGGATACCGCAATCGATCAGGATCATTAGGATGGCTTTGTTCCTGGTATACCGGGTTAACTTTATCAGCTTTCTGATCTCTGCCTCACTAAAGGGCACGATCTGACGTTTGATGTATTTAGGCGGGTGAATTTTACGGACAAGGTTATCTCTTGAATAAGCGTTATCCACCGCCCAGGACCAGAAGGATGACAGGCAGGCGTGATAGTTATACAGCGTCTTCGATGACAGATCTATCCTGGTTGCCAGGTAACGTCTGACATCTTCTTGATCGATGTCCCCGAAGTTAATTTCCCCTCCGATATAGCCTTCAAATTTAGCCAGTATCCCCTTATATGATTTTACCGTCAGATTGCTTCGGCGCTCTACCTGTTTTGTAGACAGGAACATCCTGATCACGTCGTCCAGATTTATTTTTGTATTGATCTGATATCTAAGTTCCATGCGTTTGATTTCTAAAAATTCTTTGATCGTCATTTTATATCTTAATCCTATACCCTGGTTTCTATTTTGTCATAAAAATAAAAGCGCTGATTTTCTCTTCATATTCAATAAAATTGTTTCAGTTAATTGCAATTATCATGCCGCTTATAAAACACACACCAAAAGAAAGGAGATGACCGTGAAAGATAAAAAGAATAAGGCAAAGCGCACAGCTTTATTCACAGGTATTTGGGTTTGTATTGGTATTCTGGCCCTTGTGCTCATCCTGTTATTAATACATTTTCTTGGAGGGTTGTTATGACAACGATTATCTGCTTACTGTTATCACTTGTTGGTGTGATAGCACTGATGGCGCTGATAGGCCTGATCTGGATGGCTCTCAAAACAATGGGCCGTCAGGAAGATCGTATCGATAGGTTGGAGAACGAAAGGAATGAGGCACAGCGGGCGCACATCAAGACCCTGGGCGATCTGGCTGAGATTCAGGCTGAACGTGACTATCTGCGCTCCGAGCTGGAAACGATAAAAAACCATGTCCGCCAACCCGGTCCCACTTATGCCGGCTTGATGGACGCCCTGGCCGGTGTCCGCAGCCTGATGGATAACCGCCGGATTGAGGATGTGCAACTGGCCGCTCTCCACAACACCCTGATCGAAATCAAACAAGGTCCATTGTCCTACAACAAGGACAAGCCTGGCGGGCCAAAGGAGGCTTATCAGTGAGTGAACTTAAAGCAGCAAAGGTGCTTGACTCCCTGCCATCCGATCCGGATTGTGAGGCGATTAAGTTCGTCGGAATCCCAAGGGGCGTCCAGGCGATGATCTGCATCGAGGGATCAGACCACCTGTTTACCGTGATCAATCCCGGCGATGGCCGGGACCCTTATATCGTGTCACGTGGGCCGGCTGTTGAAATGCTGACCAATGCCTGCACAGGAGAAAAGAAGATGATTGATAGAACTGAAGATAAAGTACTTTGGGAGCGCAAAAACAGCAATAGTCAGGGTAAAAAAATTACATTGTGTATGGATAGTTACTCCAAACAATTGGAAATAATTATCAAAACTCCTTTGGAAAATGCCGAATGTACTTTTACCGAAGGTCAATTTTTTGAGATGGCTATGGCCGGAGCTGCATACTTTGGAAAGGAAATCGCCCTTACAGATATCATCCAGCCTTGCCCCAATTGCCATTCCAAATTATTTGAATTCTATAAATGCAATGGCATGTCTAATGGTGATCCAGTTGTTTTTATTCAAAAAGAATGCCGAGTTTGCGGTCTCCGTGGACCAAGGGGCCTGAGCGAAGCTGATGCCGACGAATATTGGGATAAAGTATTTAACAAGAGCAATAAGCATATAACAATTGAAGAAGAACTGGCAAGGCGGTAAATCATGAGCTGCCCGATGATCACTGGCTATTTTATCGAGAACCGGGAAGGCGTCGATACCCTGCAGCAGCAGATTGAAAAAGCCTACGCAGAATACATGAGGGTCGAGAAAGATCCACCCAATATGGCGCTGGTCCATCCGTATGTGTGTGAGGAACGGACAGAAATCCAGGTGCAGGGACAGACAGTTATTGTACTGCCTTCGATCATGGGCCGCTGGATCACCTGGATCGGGATAGGAAAGGACCCGGCTACAACGTGATTATCAGGCCCTTCGACAAACCCGAGTCGCAGTTCACCCAGCTGCATAACACAATTTTCGATGTCATTATGCGCGAGTGTACACCGAATGAGTGGCAAGTCCTTTGCGCTATCATCCGTAAAACCCGCGGATGGGATAAAGCTGAAGATGATATCAGTTATTCCCAGATCATTGAGTTGACCGGGATTGTATCGAGGACAACGATCAGCAAGTCCCTGCAGGGACTGATCCAGAAGAATATGATTGCGGCGGTTGGTCGCACCGGAGTAACAAAACATTACATATTGAACACTGATTACACCATCGACCTAACCAGTCCAGAAAATGGACTGGTTGACGATCGGAAGGGTAACCAGTCCAGAAAATGGACTGGTACCAGTCCAGAAAATGGACTCCCTACCAGTCCAGAAAATGGACACACAAAAGATATTAAATCTTTAAATAAAAGAAATATTAAAGACGGGTCCCATTTTTTGAAAGAGCTTATCAGGCATCATAGTCTGGATCAGACACCCACTGAGCGCAAGGTCGTCGCTATGCTAAAGCGATGCCGGCCGGACTATGGCGGTAACGGGGTCTTTACCCTGCGGACGCCTGAACCGGATGACTGCGCCTGGATGACTGACCGGCTGACCGCCATCCTGCAGCAGGACCTGACCGGGATAACCGGCAAAAAGATTTCCGTTAAGTTCAAAGTATTGGAGAAAAAGGGATAAACCATGCTTGATAAATTATTGTCAAAATTTCACAATTGGATCGCTGATCAACGGCCTGTATTCTGCGCCGGCTGCGGCAGGCTTGTCGCTACTAAAGACAGCCATCTTGTCCAGCACGTTGCCACCGGTTGGGTCAGGCTTTGCCCTGCCTGCTGGAATAAATACTACGCGCCTTATCATGCGGACGAAGTGGAGGAAAACTAACCATGCGAGCATCCGAACTCATCGCTCAATTACAGGAAATCATGGCGGATCACCACTGCGATCCGGATATTGAGGTCCAGACCGATGTTGAATACTGGCGCAATGAAAATATTGCGGACATAAAGACTGAGGAAGCCTTGATTGCAGTGTATATTACCAGATGTGCAGGATTTTTCCCGGTGATTGTGATCCGTAGTACCCAGAAAATCAAAGGTTGAAACAAGAAAGGTATTAATATCCATGCTTCGATTTGATATACCCGGCATCATCGTCAAGCCCTATGTCCGCATGACCAGACGCGGGAAGTACGTTAACCCGGAAGCGCAGGCTTACCTTGCCTCGAAGTCAGAACTGTCCTGGAAGATCAAAAACATTCTGCAAAACCCGGGCTACGAAATAATGCCGGCCCGAACGCCTCTACGCGTGACCATCTACCTGTATGCACCGAGCGAACCAGGTCACCGTTGCGACCTCGATAACCAGGTCAAGGCCATCCTGGACGCCTGCAACGGCATTGCCTTTCCGGATGATCGCTGGGTGGACGCCATCGAGGCTGAGCGCAGGATCAGTGTGGATCCCCGTCTTATTTTATATATCAAGAAAATACCCACCCCCCTCAAATGAGGTTATTTAAGGATTTATAGGATGATTGAAAAATGAACCTTCTCGTCAATGCTGACTCTCGCCGCATTCCCATTGCAGACAAGTCCGTCCACTGTATTGTGACCAGTCCTCCCTACTATGGCTTGCGTGATTACGGTGTCTCGGATCAAATCGGTCTCGAACCTAGCCCCGATGAATTTGTTCAATCGATGGTTCTGGTCGGTCGTGAACTCTGGCGTGTGCTGCGGGATGACGGCACATGGTGGCT